ACATCTGGTGTTATAATATTCTTAAAAGTTTTACCACCTGATGTTAAATTATAACCATTTGGATATAATGAGGAATATTCTTTAATATATTTTATTTCATAATCATCTAATTCATCTTTTTTACAAGTAGTTAAAAGTACTACAGTAAATGCTTCTTTACCATAATGACGAATTGCATTATTTAAATATGTACATTGTTTCTTTTTTGAATTACATAATGCTTCACTAAGATGATCTTTAAATCTTCCTTCATATCCAAATGGTCTGTATTTACCACGATTTTTACGATGTGATAATGTTTGACCAATATATATTTTATTTGTTTTAATATTAGTTATTTTATAAATATGCCCAACTACATTAGAATTGTCTAATAATATATCTGTCATTCTAAGCAATAATGTTAAAAGTATTTAGTCAATTTTTCTACTAGGTAGTTATATTATTCGTAAATCTGCGCAAGAGTTACAAATAGTGAGTTTTACACCATTACTCTCTTCAAGAAAGACTCACATCTTGAAAAGTGGCTACCTGTTGGTGACAAGATTTCTATGTTCCGATATTTATAACTTTTTAAAATCGTACTTAGAATAGGTAAGTTTATCACCATCAAAATCTGCATTATAGGGACGAGTAGTAAGAACATTCATTCTGAACGTCTTGTAGGGTAGAACTTTTACTCGATGTCCCATCATTGACATTTTATGCAGTGTCGGCTGTCGGTTAAACAGCAGAATATCATTATCTAGCAAGTGACGATTTACTACATCGCCGTTATAGAGTACAATTTCACCAGTATTAACGTGTTTCAATGAAATCATACGACCATCCTGACGCACAATTGTCTTTGCACCAGGATATTTATCAGCACCATTTTGAATCAGCTTATAGAGTTTCTCCTTGTTATAAGGAGTTACACGCTCAGGACTTGTTAGATTCATTGCAATTTCGATTGGTACACCAATCTCAGCTACACTTAGATTTGGATCTGGTGTAATAACTGAACGAGCTGAAAACTCAACACGCTTACCTTGAATATTATAACGAATACGACCTTCCTTGCCACCCAGACGCTGCTGGATTGACTTTAGAGGACGACCACTTCGCTGTGCTGATGGTGCTACACCTGGAATCTCATTATCTACCAGAGTTGCTACGTGATATTGTACTACATTAGTAATCTCATCAATTACGTGTTTAGGAGAATTACCTTCAATCTTTTGTTGTAGAATCTTATCATTTTTAATAATATCAAACAGCTTGTGTGTCAGATCATCTTCAGAGCGTTGATTGTTATCTTGTACAACTGAAGGGCGCACTTGAGGTGGAGGAATACGCATTACAGTGCAAATCATCCAGTCTGGGCGACAGAAGAAACGATTAAGACCCATAAAGTCAACGTCTTCATTTGAAATACGACGGAAAAGACGATGTACAAACTCAACTTCTAGAGGCTGTTGTTTAACTTCAAAGTTGCTGTAATGTGCAATGATACGTGCAATACCTTCACGAGTGAATTTATCAGGTTGCGCTGCACCACAACCATTTTCACATTCTTGACCACATCGCTTAATATTTGCAGATAGTGCTAGTACTTCTTTCCAGCGTGCTTCACCCTTACGATGAAGAATATCACTGTGATAATCTTTATCAAGGCGCAGTTTAGCACAATTAATACAAATGCATTTTAGTACATTCATAATCATTGGAAGAAACTGAATATAATATACAGGTCGTGTTAGCCTGTAGTGGCCAAAATGGCCGGGACAGGCGTGATTCGTTTGACCACACGTACGACATACTTTACCATTATCTAGTACTCCCATACGTGGATCGAATAAACCACCAATTTTTGGTTCATTTCCCTCATAAGTATCTTTTGAGGTAATTTCTACTGCAGAGCTTCTTTCAATTTCTTCTGGTGAGAAGATACTGAATTGTACCCCTACAATGGACTCAATGTCCGATGAATGTTGATTAAAACCGGCTGGCATCTGTCTTGAATATAGAAACTGTTGTCTAAGTTCTTTCTCTTGGATATACAACTTTAGGCTCTGTCAAATCCACCAGTCAATTTTTATATTTTATAGCTTTTTAAGCTTAAACACCTTATAATATACTAGAAGTAAGATAAACTATGAAACTTAATGTATTTTTATTTACTAATATTATAATTGATGATCCATTTCAATTACCACAAATTAATGAACACTATACCTGGATAATTATTAATCAAGGTGCAATATCTACATACGATAAGTTAGTAAAGTTAATTCGTAAATATAAGCCTGTAGTACTTTGTACAACTGAAGATGATAAGACTTGGAATAGTTTATTTCAATTACCCTATGAGTATAAAAAGCGATGGGTGCATTTTAATTCCTTACAGGAAGTAAAAGGTGAACAAATTGAATATTGTTATTTACATTATGCAATTAAAAATAGATCATCTACTGAAAATCCTCTATATAGTGTTATATCCACTACTTTTCATAGTGGTGACAAAATATTTCGCCCATATAATTCTTTAAAATCTCAGACATATACTAATTGGGAATGGGTGCTATGGGATGACTCCAAAGAAGATCATCAAGATACCTGGAATCAACTCCTAAAATTTCAAGACGAAGATATTCGGATTTCTTGTTATCGTGCGCCTCAACATTCATCATATATAGGTGAAATGAAATGGAAAGCTGCTGCTATGTGTAAAGGTGACTGGATTGTTGAAATTGATCACGATGATATTGTAGATGAACATCTTTTTGAATGGTGTAATAATGCTATTAAACAATATCCAGATACAGATTTTATTTGCAGTAGCTGCGTTGAATTGCACGAAGGAGATGAAGAACCGCATTCCTATGGAGATTTCTCTGCATTTGGACATACTGCATACCAAAAACAATGGCTAAGAGGAAAATGGCATAATGTATATAGTGTCCCTGCATTAAACGCTAAAACTATACGCTATATTGTAGGAGTACCTAATCATGTTAGAATATGGAAACGGACTTTCTATGAAAAAATAGGAAAACATAATACCGATTTCCCTGTTGTAGACGATTATGAGTTACTCTTAAGAACATATATTAATAATGCTAAATGCACATATATCACAGCCCCTACATATTATCAATTTAGAAATAGAGGTGGAAATAATTTTACATTCTTACGCAATAGTTTAATTCAATATTTAACTAAAAAATCACAAGAATTTTATGAACCTCAAATTAAAGAATTTCTTGAAAAAAACAATATGATTGATTTTTGCAAAAATGGATGGACTACACACTATAAATGCTGGGAAAAACCTGATGAATATACTTTTAAACAATTCTATAATATTTATTCTCCTTATATTACGCCTAAAACTATTTCTATTATTATCCCTGTTCAAAATGAATCTCCTATTGATATCATTAAATCACTATATAGTATTCAAAAACAGACATACTCTGATTTTATAATATATATTATTGGAAATAAATCAAATACACTTAATAATGCTATTGAATTAATTCAAGATAGTTTAGATATATCATTAATTAATAAAATACGTTGGTGGAATCTGGAAAATCAGATTTCTATACAGAATTGTTTAAATTATGCCCATAAAATGTTAATTCATACTGAATGGATTACATATTTGCTTCCAGGAAAAGTCTGGAAAACGGACTATTTGGAAATAACTCTGAAAAAACTCCTGGAAACGGATTCCAAACTCCTATTCTCAGACTCCTCGGATTCCCCAGACTCCATTTCCATTTTTAATTCCATACATCATTATGATCTCCTAAAAATTGATACTGAAATATCTGATAATACTATTAAAAATATATATTCTATTACACAAACTACACGCCATTAATAACATCACTCAGACTTTTTTCAGGAGTTTTTACTGCAATTGCACTATTTGCAACCCATTCCGTTTTCCAACATTTATTATCCTGTTTTATCATTACATAACTCTTATTTGCCTTTTCATCATTCATTAAAATATATCCTTCCACTTCATTATTTCCATCAATAAATCCAAATGATTTAAGTTTATTAATTAGATATTCCATTTATCTATTTTATAGACATATTATTTTCTTTTAAGTATTCATTATAATATTACACACCATTCTTTCTTTCCAATTTCGTGCATTCGGATTATATGCTATTTTAATTTTAATTTCCTGAAATTCTTTAACTTCATACTCAGACTTCTCATCACGTGATTTGATTATTCCTTCTGATTTTAATTTATAAGTATTTGATATTAGTCTTCTCCATTCCTTTACATATATTTTAAGCTTTACAGTGTTTTCATTAGGAATCGGATTTATCTCAGTAATAATTCCAGAAAATTCATCCGCATTCTGAATCGCTTTCAAGAAATCCATATCTCTCTCAAACCCTTTTATTACTTTTTGTCTCCAATTAATATCATATACCGCCTGCGGAACAATATACTTTTCATCAGACTTTTTAATTAGGAGTTTTAATACTCTCTGATTTAACAAATCTGCATAGCGACGAATAGGACTTGTTGCGTGTGTATATGTTTCTGTATTTAATCCATAATGTTTTGTATCATCTTCTTCTGCTAGACAATACTCTGCAGATGAATATGCTAACATTTTTAATTCAGGACATTTCTCCATATATTTCTCTAACCGTTCCAATTTAGGAGTTTTATGTTTACGTAGTAACCCCATTCCAGACTCTTTTAGGAGTTTTGCTGTCTCAATGTTATATAACTTCATACATTCTTCAATCCACCTATGTGAGTCATTTATTTCTTCTTTGGCCAAATATGATGTAAATTCTTTTAATGCATCTTTAATTGGTGATTCTAATTCTTGAAATTCTTCATATGTATATGATTTATTATTAATTATTTCACTTTCAAACCATTCAATATTTTTAACCCCAGTACCAGTCCACACTAGTGATAATGATATACCATATGAAGTCTTATTTGGTACAAGTGAACATACATTTTCAGAATACGATTCTGGTAACATAGGGTATACTACTTTTCCATTATCATACAATGTCTGACTAATCAATGATGCAAATATATCTTCTACTGATCCATCTTCAACATATCTAGCTACATCACTGATAGTAATTATAATATTCCACCCATCATCTACTTTATTAAATGTTAGAATATCATCAATATCTTTACAGCCTTGGGGATCAATATTAAAAGTTGTTCCAAAATCAATAATTGTTCTAGAATGTGTTTCTTTAGTTTTAGGAATCCATTCACCCTTTGGATATTTATGTGGACAAGCCTGGCAAATTAATGCCTTCTTTTCCGCTTCAAAATCACCCGATTTTCCTAATACCTGTTGCAGTAATCCACGAGGAAATGTTGAAGAATTTGTCCACGAATCAAACTTAATTAGCCCAACTAGATTTTTTGAAGTATCTTTTTCTGAACATCCCACTATAAAGTGTGGATAACGTTTATCATATGGAGTAAATAAATAAATAGGAATTCCACGACTTGTTAGACCATATTTAGATTTATTAGTTAATTCAATTGTTCCAACGATTAAAGGGTGTTCATCACGAAGTTCTAGTTCACATTGGGACTTAGCTTCATTCCAATTTATATGGTCTCCAGCAAAACATTTATTTGCAAGTTTAGCACCTTTAAATTCATATAATTTATTCCCAGTATCACTTAAAATAATAAAATCATCATAATTTTTTGTTTGCAATATACCTTGGATCATTTTACTTTGACTGATTAATACTATAATGTGCTAATCGGTCAAATTTTAAACTCCTATTTATAAGAAATATGAGCTGTGGAGGAAATCGTTTTCAATGCGGTATTGGGCGTTTTAGTAAATTTTCTACTGCAGATAAACCCTCAAATCAAGAATTACACAATGAAAATCAAAAAAAACTAAATGATCTTATGCGCCTTAGAGAAGAACAAGATAAAGGGAAATTTAATAATTTTTCATTTCAACCACAACCAATGTCTTTATCATCTAATGTACTAGATACAGCAACAGCGGCAGCAAATGCAACACCTTCACATTTTACGCCTTTTAGTTATACTTATAATAAGTAAATTTTAATCAAATGAAAATCGTTTTTCTTCTAATGATAGTAGATTTGTAGGGATTAGAATAACAAGATGCCCTAGAAGCTGTGGTAACATATATTGTAATTCAAGAGTTAATGTTGCAAATAATTGGAATAACTCCATAACCCAAGACATTAATGGATCAATTGTAACCAATAATTTACTCCAAAATTTAGATTGACTAATTTTATCCTTATATGCAGGGTTTAATAACACCCCTGATATATATGAACTAGACACACTAGTATAATATGCAGTACTTAATGCACTTAATAATGCAATGGCATATACTGATATAACTTTATTCCAACTATCCAATTTAATATTTAAAAACTTAGTGTCGGGAGAAGGGCCGAAACGTAAAAACTTATTTTGAAATGCATTTTCTTTATCTAAAAATACTAAATAACCAATTAATATTGCTATAAAGATTATTAATGCAAATCTAGGATCAAAAAATAATTTTAACATATTATTTCCTTATTTATATTTTATATTTTATATTTTAGATTTTATTATTAATTATTTATATATTCTACCAATTAAATGTGAAATAACTTGATAGAATTGAGATATCTTCCTTAAAATGTGAATTAATATCTGCATTAAACACATTAATACCCTTATGAGGGTCTCTTAGTAGAATAAATGCACTTTCTCCTGAAAACGATGGAATATATACTCTGTATGGTGTAATGCGTTTATTATCATAACTATTTAGTTTAATTCCGTGCCATTCATCTCCTTCATTATTAATCATTTTAATTAACTTTTCATATGGCTGTTCACCTTTATTTTTAAGAATATTTCGCATACCTGCATACATTACAATATTTGTATCTGCATGAATCCAATTTTGAAGATTATATAGCAATGTTGACCATTTATCTGCATTTTCATCTGTTGGTTCAAATAGATCAATAATTACTACATCATATTTATGCTCAACTACTTCTTTAATTTTTTCAAAGATATCTGCATATGTAATAATTACACGTGGATCATCAAATGCACCTTTTGACCATTCTTTAAAGTGCTCTCTGAAAATGTTAACTACTTCTCTATCCCATTCATACATATCAACTTGTTCTACATCACTGAATTTTAGCACCTCACGAATTGTTGCACCTTCTCCTCCACCAATTACACATACTCTTTTTCTACTCTTAGCACTAACCATTACAGGATGCACTAAGGCTTCGTGATAAATACGCTCATCTTTAAGACAACTCTGTACAGAATTATCCATATAACACGTTAGACCCCATCCTGGTTTATCTACAATTTCCAATTTAGTACCCCTCTTAGTTATAGAAGAATACTTAATATTACTATTAGGCCATAAATGTACTACTCCAAATTCATCCAATGTATCCTCATAATATACTGTATTTTGAGAATCCATTTCTTTACCCTTGGATAGATAAGCTGATACAAAGTTTAAGTCGTTATTCATTTCTTGGAATGCATTTCATTAACTGCATAATTTATATCAAATTTTATACTAAATGAATTTTAACTTTTTTATCATCTGGGTCTGATGGTATATCTTTAACATATCGTACAGCCTTTCCAAGATAATTTCCTGTACAAAATGTTGTACCCATTACAATTGGAACACCAATAAATGCTGCACCTAGTAATGCCTTTGCTGATTTATGTGTCATTGCATTCTTTTCTACATCAAAATTACCAAATACTTTAATCATATTTGCAAAACTTGTTACACCTAGTGTACCATAAATAATAGATTTTGGAAGCCCATTGTCTTTAATATTATAACCATTTAATACGCCAATAGCCCATGTACTAAAAAAACTAAAAGGATACATTTATTATATTTATTATTAATATTATAATTTATTCTTTATACTTTTAATAAAAGCATGGTAAAACTATTTAATTTATTTACCAGTTGAACCAAACCCTCCTTCACCTCGATCAGTATCAGGAAGTGACTCTACAATTCTTACATTTCTAATCCATCCCATATCTGGAGCAACTACTTGAAATAGTCTGTCTGCTTTAGTTACTTTAGATGTACCTGTCATTGACCAGACTGGCGCTTTTACTTCACCACGATATGATGCATCAATTACTCCTACTGAATTAGCCATAATTAGACCCGTCTTATAGATAGATGAACGTGGTACAAGCCAATAGTGTGTATCAATCTTTTCATCTTCTACCACTTTTAGAAGGCGCATTTTTACACCAAACTTAATAAACTCTACTGTTTCATAAATACTAATATCTTCCATTGAATACATATCAAATCCTGCATTTTCTTTTGGACGATCTACTTCATTCTCATAATAGCGTACAATCTCTTCAGATAGCGGGCAGATTTCAAGTTCGTAATAATGATTCATTCTTAATACTAAAAATATAATTAGTCTTTATATTTGCTCAAATTTATAGCTATGCATTTTATTTTATATTTTATTATTTTTAATTTATATACAGATCAAAGTTTAGAGATGCAGATAGAGTGAATCAGATACTACAATATCACGAATAAGTCTTTTCTGAACTTCCAGGATTTTATCAATCTGATCCGTGTGCTGACAATATGTAGCAAGTGAAAGCCATTCATCCAGCATATTGGCCATTTTCATAACAGATCGTATAAAGTTCCCTTCAAATAGTCCGTATTCCTGACAGATAATTGATGCATTTTCACCCTGAATCCAGCGATACATTGGATCAATCATTTGTGTAGATGTTTTCCAATAATCCTGGAGTGGATATCCAATTTTATCCTCCAGAGTCTGAAAGTCCTCTGACATTTTTCGGAGTTTAGTCAATACTCCTCGGACTTCAGATGATACTCCTAATTCAGAAATACTAGGACTTTCCTCAGTTTCCTTTTCCTCCTGAAATGCAGCTAGTACTGCAACCAATTCATCACCAGATAGTGAATGACACAAGCCTTGTGTATATATTTCAGTCATTAGAATCTGATGCCCTTCATTAATTTCTGTTGCTAGAATTCCCTTAAGAGTTAGATTATTAGCCTCTAGCTCAACTGGATTATCATTATCAATATAACCAATTTCTTTTAGGAACTTTGCAACTGGCACAATACTTTCTGTATGATTTTCTAAACTCGATAGATATGTTTCTAGTTCACTATATTCATTGCGATATTGTTTAAGAAGCTGATAATTATTCCACACAGTAGTCCAACGAGGTCCAAATTGCTTATTTTTAAGAGTGTCTAATTGTTTCTGTGTTTCCTTTTTAGCGGCATTGACTGCAAGTTTATGACGAGCTTCAATATCTTCTCGCTGTTCACAGCCTTTAAAGAATACCTCCTCAATTGTAATTGCTTTAATTTTTTTCTTGCATTCTTCCAAATCTTTTTTGGCTTGTTTAATCTCATTCTGTCTCAGTTTAAACCAATAACTTCGTGTCATAATATCCTCCCAATTTACTGAGCCTGATTGCATTGTTTTAAGCAAGAAATCATAATGGAAATCCATACGACTTGTAATTGGTGGTCGTGATCCTTTCATCATTGCTTTCATTTCACTTGGTAGTACTGGATCTCTATCTGGAAGATAAATTACAATCCCTTGTGTATCCTTACCACGGCGTCCTGCACGCCCAGCCATCTGAATATATTCATCTGTTCTTAGCATACGCATACCACCAGTTTGTTCATCATATTTCTTAAATCCCGCAAATAGTACTGTTTTTGTTGGCATATTTAGACCAACTGCAAATGTCTCTGTACAAAACATCATCTTTACATATCCCTTTGAAAACAGCACTTCTACAATCTCTTTCAAGAGAGGAAGTAAGCCACTGTGATGAAATGCAATACCACGTGCTAGTAAATCTGTAATTTGATGATATTGAGGCACTTTTTCTAGTTCTTTCATATGCCTGTGAAGATGAAATGTAATTATATGTTTCACTGCTGCAGTATCTGATGTATCCAATAGAGATCCTTCCACTTTCTTTGCATAATTCTCACACTGTTTTCTACTTAGAACGAAGAAGAGAGCTGGTAGTAATTCTTCCCTTTGCAGCATTTTAATGGTTTCATTCATTTGATGCAGAAATCCTACTGAATGCACTTTTCCATCAACTGGCCCTTCAAATCCTGCTCTCCGTGCATCAGCTACTTTCTTCTGGTATGCTTTTTTATCATCCTTCTTACCCTCAAGAGATCGAGTCCAATCAATGTATACTTTTTCATTATATACTTCTTTTGCATCCATTAGTGGTTGGAGTTTGTAATCATCTGTTAAGAGATTATGTGTTAGCGGCACAATACGATATTGAGTTTGGATCAAATGGATAGGTTTTTGCTTTAAGTCCCCTAGCCAAGATGCAAAGTATTCAGGGCGCTCGAGAGTAGCAGATAACATTACCAGATTTAGTTCTCGTGGTAGCAGAATCATAGTTTCTTCCCAGATTTTACCACGATCTTTGTCATTGATATAATGGCATTCATCGAAGATTACTGCATCGAGTGAATCCAGAGAAATTGATGCAGTTAGACCTAGATTCTCGGTTGTAGTGCCTTTTTTATAGAGAAGATTTCGTAGAATTTCAGTTGTCATAATTACAATTTGTGCATCTGGGCAGAATTTAATATCACCAGTCATAATTCCAACAGATGCATCTTTAAAGAGATGTTTAAGGTCAAAGAACTTCTGATTTGATAGGGATTTAATAGGCGTTGTATAAAATACACGTTTACCCTTGTTTAAAGAATGATAGATCTGATATTCTCCGACTAATGTCTTACCTGATCCTGTTTTTGCACATACTAATACATTCTCATCTGATGCAATTGCTTTAATAGCGTGCTGCTGAAATGGATCTAGAGGGAATGTATAAGGATGAGGAGGTAAATCCTCTAATTGCTTGGAAATATCTGGTGTATTCAAATATGAAGACATTTTATCTGATTTATTTTGAAATTGGAAGGCTGCTATCAAATTTTATAATGAATGTGATTAATAATAATTTAATAATTAGTATATATTAGTAATGGCTGATTCTGGAAATCTGTATGCTAAAAAAATGAATGAAGAAAATGAAGAAAATGAAGAAAATGAAGAAAATAATGATAATAATGCTAAAATGATGCGAGCATACACCCCAGAAGAAAATAATAATCATATTAGGGTACATAGGGTACAAGGCCCTACTCCTAAACGCAGACGTTTAAATCCAGAAGAACTTGCACGTATCGCAGCAGATGCCGCTATAAAAGAAGCATTACAACAAGCAAAAAATAGATTATTAGAAGCGGCAGCGGCAGAAGCTGAAGGAGAAGGAGAAGCTGATCTAACTTTAGATGATTTATCAGCAGCGACAATATTAGCTGAATTAGCTGAGATTATTTCTAGTGATAAAAATGAAGAAATAAAGGGAAATGCTATTACACAAATAAAAAAAGTAAAAAGTCAGTTATCTCGTACTAATAGTAAAGTATTACAAGATTCTAAAATTAATAAGGCAGTAGATAATATAATAGAAAAAGGAAAAGAAGAAATAGCAGAAGCAGGAGAAGCAGGAGAAGCAGGAGAAGCAGGAGAAGCAGGAGAAGCAGGAGAAGCAGGAGAAGCAGGAGAAGCAGGAGAAGCAGGAGAAGCAGGAGAAGCAGAAGGAGAAAAAATAGGTATAAAATATTTAGAAGATAAATTTGGAGCTGCATCAGAAAATTTAATTAAATTAATAATGTGTGCTGATAGTATTCATGATTTTACTGGTACTACAGAAAGAGGAGGTATAGCTAATTGTTGTACTGATCAATTAAATGCAATTTTAGGAGAAGCAGACTATTTTAATATTGCTGCAGGCGGAGCTGGTGCTGCTGCTGCTGCTGCAGGTGGTCAAACTATTGAAACTAAATTAGCAGAATATAAAATAGGCGATAGAAATGCATATATACGTTACAAATCAATTGAAGATAGTACTGTAAATTATTTTGAAGAAACGCACCCTAAATTATGTAATTTTCAAGGAGAGGCTAAAATATCTACTATATTTAATACAGAAGATTTAGATTCAGATCCAGAAATTTTAGCAGAAAATAATGATGATTGTGTAATACTTAAATTTGGAAATGATTACAAATCGAGTACAGATGAAGGAAAAGAAGTTAAAGCACTGTCTAGTCAAGCTGAACTAGATAAAGTTAAGGATTATTATGAAAACTATAAAAAACTTGGAAATGCCTTATTAACATATTTATTTGGTAAAAATAATGGATTTGAAGTAGTATATTTTACATTTGATGCAACTAAAACATTAATAGGGGATCTAATTATGGGCTTAAATAAGATAGGAAAAGATGAAAAAGGAAATGAGTATTATGCTGCAGGAGAAATTATAACACCCCAAAATATTGTAGATTCTGCTAGTACTTCTTATAAATTATTTGAATTAGATAGTAGTCAACGAAAACATTTAAATGAATTTATGGTTTTTAATACTAAATCATTAAATAATATTGACAGAACACGGTTTATGCATACTTTATCTGAGATGTATTCTAATTATTTTACTAAAGGTATAATGGATTTTAGTATTTCTAGTGCGCCTGGAATTAATATATATGATCGCACTATATTTCCTAAAAATCCTGAAAAAAAATTTAGATATAATATATTATATAATGAGAGTACCACACAATTAGAACAAGATAAAGCAAATGGACCTACTGTAGGGTATCTTAAAAAATATATGTTAGGTCTAACAGAACCTCCTCAAAAGGATGATGTCATTGTAGCAGCGGCCGCTGCTGCAAAAAAGCCCGCTGCTGCAAAAAAGCCCGCTGCTGCAAAAAAGCCCGCTGCTGCAAAAACACCTGCTGAAAAAAAGGCCGCTGCTGCAAAATATAGGGGTAAAGGTGGTGCAGAAAATGATAACTGTATGAGTATAAAAGAAATTGCAGACAAAGTATTAACACCACCACTACCATTTAACCCAGCAAAAATAACACTTTTTAATAAAATGTGTTTTGATATAAAACGTATGGGTGATCACGAACAAGCAAATGCATTACAAAGTTTTATACGTAATAACATTGGATATAAAGGTGTATTTGTTACAGGTGATAGATTAGCTGCATTATATTCGCGATTAATTGGAAATCCAACTATATATATAGCACAACATATTTTAACATGTTATAGAGGTGTTCCAATAATAGAAAACTTAGAAAAACAAAAACAAAATCAATTAAATAGTATAATTTCAGAAATTAATAATATTTATACTAAATGTAATTTAATTTTAGAATTACATAGTGGCAGAGCAAGTAATCTTGGTAGTATATTAAGTAATATTAAATCTAATTATGATAATTATAAAGCACAACAAACAAATGCAGCAGGGCAATTATCTTTAATAGGTGTATTATCTTTAATACAAGTTGCTAGTTCATACTATTATATTAATAATATTTTAATAAAATTAGGCGGAATTCTTGATAAATTGCCTAAACCAGAAGAACTAGTAGAATTAGATAATATTGCGCTAGATGATACGATATCTTATGATGTTATAACAGCAAAAATTACAGAACATTCTGCAAAATTAACTAGTATTAAAACAAATTATTATAATAAAATTAAAGATGATATTGAATTTATTCAAAAAAATAAATTATCAGATAGTTCTAAAAAACCTATTGCTGCTGCAGGTGGTGGAGCAGCAGGTGGTGCAGGTGATTCTGTATTACCAGCTCAAGCATCTTTTAATACTTTTAATAATAAAGTTTTTATTAAAGAGGCTGATGGTGCTGCTGCTGCTGCTGCTGGCGCTAGTAGTGGCAAAATTAACATACATGATAATGATACAATAAATATAAAAAATAGTAATATAAATTCTATTAATAAAGTCATTTATCCTATGAGAGCAAGTAAAATAAATCGTAATGCGGACATAATACAATCATTTATTAATTTTAATGCTGAATTATTATATAATAAACTACACGATGCAGATCCTTTACTAGATATTGCAATTATATCAGGGATACTAAATGCACCTGGTGAAATGGCGGCTAAAACAGTTACATTACTTTCACATTTAAATGATAAATTAACTGAGTTAGAAGCAGCTACTGGATTAGGGCAAGCTGTCGCACCAGGTAAAGCAGGTTCTAGTAGTGGTGGTTTTCGTAGTAATGGAACACTATTTGTAACACAGTATAATACCTATCCAGATATATCAGATAGAATATCTGCTAAAAAACAAATGTCACATAGATCACATAACACATATTATGAATTAAAATCACCATCAAATAGTAAATATACCTTTTCACAACAAGGGCAAAAAAGTAGAAATAAAGAAGGAACAATGAAGGTGGAACAAGAACAACAAGAAACTAGAAGCACAGAAGGAATAATGGAACAGGAAAAAAATGCAGAACAAGAAAACTTTGCCAATAATTTTAAATCATTATTTGAAGAAATAACTAAATTATTTAATGATATACAAAATGATCCTATTCTTAAAGAACATATCTATATAATAAAACCAAGTGTTATAGAATCTAATATTACTTTAGATGTACTACAAAAATTTAATGTAGAAGAAAACGATACTTCATCTTCATCAATGAATATATCAGGTGGTAAATACAAAACTTATAAAAAGAAAGCTAATAGAAAATATCGCAAAACATACAATAATC